TTGCCTCGACATATTGGGCATATCGAACCTCTACCTAGACCTTTTCCATCGCCCTCGCACATATCACATCTTTCGTATTGTTTTCGTTTAGCCATCATCATCCTTTTCATATTCTGGTTCATACTCTTCCAGGCGAACCCCTCGCCCTTTGCAGTAATAGCATCGAGAGTCAGGCGCATAGCCTTCGCCTGAGCCATCGCACATCTGGCACGAATTTTCATCAAGGCTTGAATACATAGACATGGCAGTGTCCCTTTCCCTTTGGGCGATAGGAGCCATACACCAAGCGCAGGCGGTACATTTCTTTTCGAGCTTTGAGTTTAGCCATTGCTTCATCAACATCGCATTCTCGGCAAGCCCAAGCCATATAGCTTTTGCCGCCTTCAGCGAGGCCCCAGCCAGACATGAATTTATCGGTGGCTATGACGAGGAAAGGGTGGGAAAGCAATTGTTCATCATTGCGGTCATCTTGCATGATCATGCATCATCACTCCATCAGTAATCCGCTATAGCTTATCCAGAGCGGCTTTGAGGGGATATATCTATCAAACAATTTCGAGATAGGGAAGCCAAAAATGCTTGGCTGAGATTTATTTTTATGCGGGCATTTTGGGATAATAGAAAGGGGATAGGATGCTATTTAGATTGATTTTTCCAGGGAGGCAGATAGATTGATTCGATCATTTCAGGAAAAAATTTAGCCCCTTAGAGCCGAGAACTCGCAGGGGCTGGAAAACAAAAATAAGTGAATCTATATATATGAGTAATAGCCCCGAAAATCAATCCCCAAAACGATCTCGCCGTTCCAACTATCAATCTTATATTTCAAAGACAAAAGGATTCTTTATGGTGTCCAACGATTTAGCTATAGCTTGGCTAGATCATAAAATTTCCAATCATGCCTATCGACTTATGACGCTTATGCTGGTTCATGCTGATGACTTCATCATTTGGCGCGGAACTATGGATAAAGCATTTCGAGGAAATGATGCAGCTTTAAAGATCGGTATTGAAGAGTGCCTAGCTCGAAATCTGATAAGCCGAGAAAGAGAAAATAGAAATGTCCCTTACCAATACTATGTCAATGCGCCAGATGTATGGAATCTCACCTCTGATCTCGAACCTAAGAAATCTGAGGACCAGAAATCTGAGGACCAGAAATCTGAGGACCAGAAATCTGAGGACCAGAAATCTGGACTCCAGAAATCTGGACTCCAGAAATCTGGACTCCAGAAATCTGGACTCCAGAAATCTGGACTCCAGAAAAATGGACTCCAGAAATCTGGGGGTATAACAAGACGAACTTCTAACAAGACGAATTCTCAACAAGACGAACAGGAACAAGAAGAAGTGAGGGAGCAGGAATCAGAGCAAGCAGCTATCGCTGCTCCCACCACTAAGGAAAAGGTTAAGAAGCCTAAGTCAGAAAAGCTCATCCCGACAAAAGGCAATCCCGAACATAGGCAAGCTGTGGCAGAGATGATGAAGGAAGCCAAAGAGGCAGGGCTAAAGATTAACGCCGATTCTCTAGCCTTAACGGTTGATAACTGTATCAGCAAGCTCGGTGCTTCAATCACTCTCATTCGGGATACATGGCCCCTGGCAATTGTTGGAATGCTAGAGAAAGGGAATGCCCGTCCAGCAGCAGCTTTCTATAACTGGATGCGCTTTGAAGTTAATAATAGCCAAAGAATGAATGGGGGATATAATAGGCAAAGGCATGGTGCTCAACGTGTTCAGCCTCAACCCCCAACTGAATACAAGAATAATCCAGTGATGAGTGATGAGGAGTTTGACGCTATTTTTGGAGACAGGAAAATACCATGAGTGAAGAAAATTTTTACGAATATAATTTTGGCTTAAAGCGAGACGATTTCCAGAAGGTATTGCCTAAAATTGGCCGCGTCTTGGATATGAATAAGGTACTAACCGCATTCAAGGCAAAAGCAATGACCGATGAGGAAAGAAAGAAAAGGGGTAGAGCTTTCTGGGAGTCCGAGGATGAAGCAATTGAAAGAAAGAAAGCAGCACGGCTAAAAGCTTTTCGTATGCAGTTCCTCGATAACTCAATCAACGATAATTTTCTGAACGAGTACGATAACGACAAAGATGAAATGAAACGTCGTCTGAGGAATATGAATCCAAATACCCTTAAGCAAATCTGGTCATGGTCGATTGAACAGCCTTTTAAGATTTCAGGCTTTCGCTCTAGGGGATATTTTCTTGCTGGACAAACTGGGCTTGGAAAAACAAGCCTAATGAAAATGCATGCGGTAAAAATGTATGATGAGTTTCCTGATGAAATCAGATTGAGGGGTAGCTGTGTTAAATTCATCCACCTACCAGAGTTTATGAAGAGATATTTTTCCCTTAAAGAAGATCACGACAGAAATATAATGGAATATCAATTTGCAACGGCCAAACTCCTTTATATCGACGAGGTGGGTGGTGAGAAGTATTCAGAGGGCAAAGAGGATATTTTGCGCAGCCTGCTTGATCGACGGATTGATACTGAGCCCATGAACAAAAACAAATATACGTTTTTCAGTTCCAACTGGAGCATAGATGGTCTGCCATACGATGAACCAACTAAGCGCCGCATCCGTGACTTAGCCCTTGAGATCAATATGGGTGGATGCCTTAGCCCGAAAATATGGAATGCAAAATCGAACAGAACAGATAGTCAGTCATTTTTAAGTGGCAATCCAAGTTACTCATAAGGGATTGGGAGCATGAAAGTTGGTGATATTTGCAGGACTGGCGATAACCGGCTTGGTCGTTTGATGAAAAGCAATGGCGAATATTTCCATTACCTTTGGATTTTTAACGAAGATCGGAACCGATGGAGCATGGATAAGTTCCATATCAATGAGTTCGTACCGGCAACCGAAGTCGAGATTGAGGCTTACAAAGAGATAGCGAAAAAATGGCTTAGAAAAACTATCAGTCCTTATACGGAAACTTACCCAGGTTCCTTTTCAGAAGTTGGGCTTTCTTACCAAGGGCTAGCCCCTTTGTCGGATGCCTCACATCTGCCCAGACCGCCCGAATGGCATCAAGGTAGTCCTCACCCCCAATGAAGCAGACTCGCTTCCCAGCGATTCCAAGGGCCTCTGCCTGGGATTGGATCACATCGGGGGAAATCGAGCCTGGAGCCCCCATTCTGAGATCGTAGGGGGCAATTATCTGAGATGGACGCAGAAGCCCATGCTTAGCTGAGATGATGAAAATCTGGCTTTCTGGGAAAACAGAGGAAGCCCACCGCCAGTTTGATCTGAATGCCGTTCCGGTATAAAGATCTTTCGCTGGAGATGGGCGAGGGAGTTTGCTCTTGCCGCAGGTAATCAAAATGATCCAGTTTGTCATGAAGCCATCCTTGGCAGGTTGATTATCGTTTATGATCGTTCAGAATAGCTTGATGCTTAAGTTCGTGCTGTCGCATCAAATGCTCTCCAGCAATTTCCTCGCGCTGATGCCATTCCCATATGCTCATGAGAAAGTAACCAACAAAGAATGATAACAGAAAGCCAGAAATCAGAAGTGCGGTCTTAACTCGAATTTTCATTTTACGCTCCATTACCTTTTATAATCGTTCAGTGATCATTTTTGGTTTGCGCCTATAATGCTTTCACATTCCGCAAAGGAAAATAGCGTTGTCCATGTTTGATTTAAAGCGGGATCGGACCATAAAATAGTCCTTTCAGTTTTTACATCACACCAAACCTGATATATATCGGACCATTCCTGAGTTTTAATATCGGCAATTCCTGTTTGATAAGCATATCCAGACGGAGTCGATGGAGTGGTATATTTGTGATTTCTGCTTATTGTACGCAATGGCTTTTTGTCCGGTCCTATCATTGTCTTTTGAATTGTTATGCTATAAGTGTTTCCGCTGTAATTAACAAAACTTCCAAGATTGTCTTGATAAGCCCATTTTGATTCAAGAGATCCATCAAGCTTATTTTCTAAAGCCTTTTGTAGTTCCTCGTTCTTAGCCTTATTGAAAGCTTCCATATCAGCTAGAGTTTTACGAAGGCTTTCAGCCTCTATACTGCTGGCAGCTTCAGCATCGGCTAGAGCCTTTCTAAGTTTCTCAGTTTCAAGGCTATTGGCTGCCTCTGCATCAGCGAGCGCCTTACGAAGCTTTTCAGCTTCAGCACTGTTCATAGCTTCAGCCTCAGCGAGCGCCTTACGAAGCTTTTCAGTTTCAGCACTATTGGCCGCCTCTGATTGCTTGATTGTCTCGCGCAAGGCATCTAAATCAGCTTTTGTAATTTCAGGCTGACTTGCGGCGGCTGGTTGACTTTGGATAGTTTGGCTTTCCTTTCCACATGCTGTCAGGGCGATTGCTAGGACGATCATTGAAACTTTCATAACTTTGCTCCTTGTTGTTATCTATCTCGCTACCTACTCAATCCTTATCGGACGATCCCTGAAAACCTTTAGGCCCAGGGACCATTTTTTTTTAGTCCCATAACCAAATGAAAAATAAGATCCATAGTGAAATCATTAGCAAAACTGCAATCATGATATGGCGGATTTTTTGTGCCCTCGGAGTCATATCAACTTTGGGGGAATCATCATAAGTTCCATAAGGCACAATCAGGCTAGAACCGTCCCTGATGATGTATGGGGAATTGATAGATGCCTGGACCTTATGGGCGATTGGATCGCTTCTAAACGTGAATTTGACGTTCTCATCGCCAATATCCATGTTCCATTTGATCGTATTTTCAATACAGTAATTCATGACTTTTCCAACTAAGTGATATATCTCGATCTTTCCCTTATCCATTTCAAAGCTCCTTTTACTTGATATCTTTCGCCACCTACCCAATCCTTATCGGACCTTTTCCCAAAACCTTTAGGCCAGAAATCAATTATTTTCGCCCCTACTGATTTCACTAGGTTAGAAAAATACCAATAAAATCACCTATTCCTTGCTCCTTATAAGGTAGATATGGACCAAAAAAATGTGCCCTTTCCCCTCAAGGTTTTCCGCGATCGTCCGATAAGGAATTTGTAAGCAGCGAATGATCGCTGAAAACAAACAAAGGAAAACGAAAATGTCTAAGAAAACAGAGAAAGCCCCTAAAGCCTCCAAGACCTCCAAGCAACCAAAGGCAGAGAAAGCCCCCAAGGCTCCAAAGGTAGAGCGCCTGAAAAAACCTTTGACTGCTGATATCGAGCTTTATGTGGAACTCAAGGATGTTCCATCGCTCGAAAAGCTTCTGACGAATGACTCAGCCAAGCGCGAGAAAGTAATGGAATTGATGACCGAAGCATTCACTGATCGCAAAGATCAAACCGTCCTAAAGCAGCTCTATCTGGCTCTCAATGAGGGTTTGACCGAGAAGCTCGTGCTTAAGGCAATCGAGAAAGCCCATGCTCTTGAGAAAAAATCTAAAATCAGAACTTGTTATATCAATCACAATGGCGAGATGGTTTCGGTAAAAGATGTTTACCGGATCGCTTGCGCGGACCTTGGCTATGATCTGACAAATAAGGATTTCACGACTTGGGATGCAATCGACGAACTTCGGTTCTTTGTCGAGGTGAATTGGATGCCAGAGGGAGCAGATAAAGAGCATTACTATCATGATAGGACTGTTCTACCGGAAGCCTAAAACAATGGGGCAGAAATGCCCCTTTCCCTCATTTCAGAGATGGAATAGCAGCGAATAGCTCTGCCCTCACGGCAGGGTCAAAAAACTTTCCACTGAGGGCTGAAGTCCTCGTCACGCATGACTCATGCTTCACACCCCTAAGCTTCACGCAGAAGTGCTCGGCATCTATGATCACAGCAATGTCATCGGTATCAAGTTGGTTCTTGAGGCACGTCAGGATATCGTTTGTCAGGCGCTCCTGAACTTGGGGACGCTTCGCAAAATACTCAACCACCCGATTGAACTTCGATAGTCCGAGGATTTTATGTTTCGGTATATAAGCAATATGTGCTTTCCCAACTATTGGGACGAGATGATGCTCGCAGGTCGAGTGCAGAGTTATGTTTGCCTCGATCAGCATCTCATCATATCGAAACTTATTTTCGACCGTCGTCATCTTTGGGAAGTTATCAGGATTGAGCCCGTAAAAGAGTTCATTTACCCACATCTTTGCGACACGGTGTGGGGTATCCTTTAAGGAGTCATCGTCCAAGTCCATGCCAAGCTCGAGCATGATGTCTTTTATTTGCTTGGCTATGCGATCTACCTTACTCATCATTGAACCCCTAGTATTTTGTGAAGCTGAAGCGATAGTCGATACCCATCCACTTCATGCTTTGAGTGCAAAGCTTCCATCGTCGCTTTCAAATTATCCGCGTACTCAGGACTATCTACCGGCTGGAGGAAGCGGTGCGCTGTTTTATAGTCCTGGAATTGGGCAGCGGTTATCTCTGGGTGAATCCAAGGATAGAGCAGCTTGAGATCGGTCGCCCATCGAAGCTTGGTTTCAGCGAGCGGTTGTTTAGGCGATACGCTTACATGCGCCAAAAGATCGACATAAGGTAGAATATCATTGCTGCCATTGGTTTCCAGGTGAATCAGATACCCCGCTCCTCGAAGAGACTCGAGCAAAGATCGGTCAAGCTGAAGTGTTGGCTCGCCACCTGAGATAACAACTGTGCGCACACTCCTTACCCGAATATCAGAAAGCTTCGATAGGATATCGGAAGCCGTCATCTTGGTTCCGCCGTAGAAGTCCGTATCGCAGAAAGTGCAGAAAGCCACCGCTCGATCTTTCTCTCGACCGGTCCAGCGATTGCATCCACTAAAGCGGACGAAGTAAACAGGAGTCCCTGCTGCTGATCCCTCACCCTGAAGTGTTGGACCGAATACCTCTTTGATCAGATAGGTTCTCATAAGCAAACCTCTACAAAGCAGTTCTCGGTTTCCCAGAGCTGAACCTTGCGAACAGTGATGCCTGTCCCAGAAAGCTCCCTGGGTGCAACGGTATGCAATAGATAGCTCGCCATGTTCTCGGCTGTTGGGTTCCATTCAGCCACAAAGTAATCTTTCTTTCTCGAAACCGCTTCGAGAGCATAGATAACCTCAGTGTCCTCCTGATTCACAATAAAGGTATGGTCCCAATATTGATCAATCCAGCCGCCGAGCCTTTCCTTTAAAACTGAAAAGTCGATCACCCGACCGATGGAGTCGAGCTGCTCGCTAACAGCGTGGAACATAGCGACATAGTTATGCCCGTGCATGTTTGCGCATTTTGACTCATGATTCAAAACCCGATGCCCAGAACAAAACTGGACTCGGCGACAGCATTCAATCATCTCAAGCCTCATATTCTGTGTAGTCTGTTACTCCACTATCTCTGAAAGCTTCCTTACGTTCAAAGCAGGTTCCGCACTTCCCGCAATGAAGCTCTCGGCCATTGTAGCATGAATAGGTATAGGCCAGGGGAACTTGAAGCTGAGCCCCAAGCCTGCAAATATCGGTCTTCGTCATCATGAAAAATGGGGATATGAGCGAGACTTTGCCATCTGTCCCATGATAAATCGCCTGCCCCATATCATGAGTGAAGGCTGGGCGGCAATCGGGGTAGATCGCATGATCACCAGCATGACTCGCAATCACCACTCGGCTAGCTTCATAACTCTCAGCCAAGCCTGCTGCTATCGAAAGCATGATTCCATTGCGAAATGGAACTACGGTGCTCTTCATCGAAGCATCGGTGTAGTGCCCCTCTGGAATTGCCTCCTTGCTCGACTTCAAAAGGTCCGAGACAAAGAGTTCCTTAACCATGTCAAGATTGATACGGCGATGCAGAACGTCATAGAAAGACGAAATATGCTCAGCAGCCCGATATTCTCGGTCATTATGCTTGCTGCCATAGTCAAATGATATAGCCATGACATTCTCGCTGCCATGATTTGCTACCATCTGAGCTAGGGCAACTGCCGAGTCCATACCACCAGATAACAGAACAACTGCTTCCTTCATTTCTTTGGCCTCCAATAGTCCCATGCGTTGATCATGTGATTAGCTTGATGCTCACTTGTTACAGCGAGGAAAAAATGACTCTTAAGCTTCAGCCGAATGTCGATCATATATCGGACCCAGGCCCTGGCAGGAATGATCTGAAGCCATCGCTTATTGTCTCCAGCGTTTTTCCACTGCTCTCTATCGGCAAGCTGAGATGGGTCGCAGCCATGAATAGCCAGGACGCGCTTATGGTTTTCAGATAGGCGCGGAAGGTCATCGTAGGTGAACTTCTTAAGCCATACGCCATTACGATCATAAAGATGGATGGCCCCGAACCGCACTCCCGATGACCAAGATGAGCTATCAAATGAGTATGGCTTTGCCCATGCAATAGCATCGGCATTACCGAAACCGAGCAGATGAACATTCCTGCCCCTCGTCTTCTGCATGACACCCTTGACGAAGTTGATCGCTTTTGGGGTTTGAACCAATCCACCAATGCCGACTAGGTCGGTCGTTTTGTAGTAGTCATCGAATACTGATGGGTCTTCGCCGCGGGTGAACACAGGGACAGGCTTGAACCCTCGCTTTAGCATCAGCTCGTAGTTCCGCATCGAGCCATGCGGATCGCCGACGATATCGAGAGCAAAATAACGCCAAGGGGTTATCGGCAGGCTTTCGAGGAAACGGCAGTAGTCATCCAGGGCAATCGGCTTTCCAGCTTTCCAGGCCGTAAAGGCCCCAGAGTCAACGAATAACCTGGTTTCTGACTCTCTGCGTTTAATTGCCGCAGCAACTTCCTTTGTGAAGTATGGGTAGGCGACAAGTAGATTTAGCTTCATCTCATCCAATGGTAACACCAGCAATATTTAGGTCGTTTATGGCTTTTTTCAAAGCCCTCTGCACATCGTCCTTATCATCCTTGTGGCATTTGATCTTTATGGTTGCCTCATCAAGACCGGTCATCTCACTATCAAGGTCTTCCATCCTATCAAGGTCAGCATTCCATTCCATATCAATTGGTTCAAAGCCAATTTCCTCAATCTCAAAGCTTTCCTCGCGCAAAGCCTGTAAAGTCTTACCTAAAATTTCCTCGTCCCATGTTGCCAACTCTGCTGTCCTGTTATCTGCCAATGCAAAGGCAGCGGCTTCAAAGCCAGACAGATCAGTCCGTACAACGGAAAGCTTGCTCCAGCCAAGTTCTTTAGCTGCTTGCAGAGTACCATTTCCTGCTATAACTACGTTATTATGATTGATGACAATCGGCTTCTGCTGACCAAATTTAGCTAGGCTTCCTTTGATAGCTCGCAAGTTTTTCTCATTGTGAAGTCTGGCATTATTCGGATCAAAGACAAGCTCATCAATCTCAACCATCTCTAGTTTCATAGTTCCCTCTGACGTTTGGCTATTAGCTTAGGAGTAATTTAATGCCAACAAAAAGACCACCGAAAAAAGGCGCTCCAGTAGGGAGGCCATCAAAGTATAAGCCGGAATACTGTGAGAAAGTCATCGAGGTTATGTCTCTTGGTTACTCCTTAGCTGCGTTTTGCACACAGATAAAAGTGGGGCGGGATACCGTGTTCCACTGGATGCAACAGTACCCAGAGTTTGGCCTAGCTGTCAAAACTGCAAAGGAGGCATCGCAGGCTTGGTGGGAAAGATTAGCAACGGTTGTTGCAACTGGGCAGAATAGAACAATCGACGAATCTACAGGAAAACCAAGGAGTTTATATAAAGATGCTCACCCAGGTATGATCATGTTCATGATGGGTAGACGCTTCCCAGATTACTATGCAAAGAAAGAAAATATCATTGAGTCTGAATCGAATAGCAGGAAAGAAGCCATCAAGCAAATGATGCCAGAGGAACGAATGGCGTTCATTGCAAAGTATCAAAGACTTATACAAGAACTAGCCGAGATGGAAGATGGGAAGTAAGAGAAAAAAACTAGAGATGGAAATCTACGAAGCCTTATTTGATGATCTCAAGGGATTGGCTAGAGATAACCTATTAGCCTTTGCTACCTATATAAATAAGTATTACACAATCAACTGGCATCATCGAGTCATCTGTGAAAGGCTTTCACGACTGCCCTACGAAAAGCAAAAGCGCATCATGATATTCATGCCGCCTCAGACTGGTAAAAGTGAAATTGTATCGAGGACGCTCCCAGCCTGGATGCTGGGCATAAACCCAGATCTACGCATCATCCTTGCATCATACTCAGCCGACCTAGCAATGGGCTTCTGTCGAGATGTTCAGAGGATACTTTGCTCGGATGCTTATGAGGATATTTTTCCTGGCACAAGCATATCGCATAAAAATATAGTTAAAAGTGGTGGATATAAGAGAACCGCGAATCATTTCGAGGTCATTGACGCTAGAGGTTCAATGTTCAGTGTCGGCGTTGGCGGCTCAACTACTGGAAAGTCAGCCGATATATTCATCATTGACGACCCTTTCAAAGACCTACAGCAAGCCTATTCCCAAACAACCAGGGCAAGGGTAATCGACTGGTATAACTCAGTCGCGCAAACAAGACTCACATTAAACGGCCATATCATCCTCATGCACACTCGCTGGCATGAAGCAGACCTTGCTGGCTATCTACTTGCCGAGGCCCAAAGAGATCCAAAAGCAACTCAATGGGAAGTGATATCCATTCCTGCGATTGGTGTTGAACATAACCCATTCAAGCATCCAGCGGATAAAAGACGTGAGGGCGATCCTCTATGGCCTGAGTTCAAGGGCGATATTGAATACCTGGAAACCGTTCGCAAGTCAGTTGGCGAAAAGGTTTGGTCAGCTCTATACCAGCAATCGCCGACGATTGAGGGCGGGAATATAGTCAAAGAAGCTTGGCTCAAATACTATTCCAGTCTGCCTTTCGATATAGCATCCAAACGAGCACATGATCTGATTCAAAGCTGGGATTTAACCTTTAAAGAAACTGGAACAAGCTATGTAGTAGGCATTGTGATAGCCAAGCATGGCGCTGATTTCTATATAGTTGACTGCTATCGAAAGAAAGCTGATATCGTTCAAACGATGGAAGCTATTAGGTCTATGACTAAGAAGTACCCAGATACCTCTATACTCATAGAGGACAAAGCAAACGGTCCAGCCGTTATTTCTATGTTGAAATCACAGATATCAAGAGTCATACCAGTTAGGCCATCCTCTGGTAAAGATGAGCGGCTACATGTTGTGGCGCCATTATTTGAAGCTGGAAATGTTCACTTCCCAAGCTTTGCGCCTTGGACTAAAGAGGTTATCCATGAACTGCAATCGTTTCCAAATGGAGCCAATGATGATATAGTTGACGCTATCAGCCAGGGATTACAGCACTTTAACAAATTATCAGGTTCACGACGACTGGAGGCTATGGCTCGTTTATGAAAAAAAAACTTAAAAGCATAAAACGCACTGTTACAGATGGATGGGCCAATGTGCTATCTGGCATTGGAACTAACCTTGATAAGCAATCCTACGCTCGACCGATGTGGGTTGGATTGGATAAAGGAAATGCCGAGTCGATCTTTGCAGCCGACGATATCGGATCAAAGATTGCCTCGATAGTGCCAGACGATGGAACACGCGAAGGTATTGATTGGATTATCCCGTCCGATAATAGTGGCGATATTACCAAGTTTTTAGAGAAAGAGTTCGACCGCCTGCACGCTTGGAAGCAGATATCATGGGCATGGACACTTGCGCGGGTCTATGGTGGAAGCCTGATCTATCTATCTTGCGATGATGGAAAGGATGCGTCAGAACCACTTGATCTTAACAGCATGAGACGTGTAAACTCATTAGTAGTATTTGACCGTTGGCAATTTCATGTTGATCAATCCGATATCATAACGAACCTCGATGATCCCGACTTCGGGAAGCCAGCCTATTATAATTTTCGTGTCGGTTCTGGTGCTTGGAACGACGAAACCATCCTGCGTATCCACTACTCCCGCGTGCTTCGGTTTGATGGACAGAGATTGCCAATGCGTCTTTACGCTCAAAATGGATATTGGCACGATAGTATCTATGCGAAGCTTTATAAGTCCATACGAAACTATTCAACCAGCTATGACTCTGTTGCTACAATTATGACCGACTTCAATCAGCCTGTTTTCAAGGTTGAGGGCTTAGCCGAAGCTCTTGCGATGGATCAGGACCAATTGGTGATGAAAAAAATCGAGACTGTGAACCTTTCTCGCTCGGTTGCCCGTGCGGTTATCCTCGATAAGCAGGATGACTTTAGCACCGTTGGGGCATCGGTCGGTGGCCTTGCTGAACTCTTACGAATGACGACTGATCGCCTCGTCTCTGGTTCAGGCATTCCACATACACGCCTGCTTGGAGAATCACCCTCTGGCCTCGGTGCCACAGGACGCAGTGAGCTAAACGACTATTACGATATGGTCAAAGCCGCTCAAGAGCAGAATTTGCGCGGACCTTTGGATTACCTGCATCAACTGTTTTTCCTGCAAGACGATGCGCCTATCATGCCAGAGGGGTTTACTTTCGTTTTCAGGCCGCTTTACCAAACGGATGAAGCGACCAAGATTGCTACGCGAAAAGTCCAAGCTGATATTGATGCGGTCTATATTGACAAAGGCGTCTACGATCCATTGACCGTAAGAAAGTCTCGCTTTGGCAGTGGCGAGTATAGCTTTGAAACGACAATAGAGCATGAAATGCTCGAGTCAACCGAGTTCGAGGATTTAGAGGAACGAACCGAAACCCCAGACGAACCAGACGATACACTCGAACAAGAGGGAAAAAATATTTTAGCCGAGGGTCTGATAAATGGCGAAGAGGAAGTCATCATCCGTTAAAACATCGGATATTCAAAAGCGGTATGATATCGACTTTGCCCGAATGGAACGCGAGTCAAAGGAAGCTTACAAGCTTTACTTTCAGCTTTTCATCGAGCAGGTATTGCCATATCTGAAAACTCTTGTTCCTGGAACGACGCTTGATGCAAGTGAGGCTGATCAGAATAGGCTTCGTCAGCTACTTCAGCAAATTACCGGAGCAATGCAGTCGCAGTTCAACCTTGGTAAGCTGCAAAAAACGAGCATGGAAACATTTCAAAACATACGCTTAAAGAGCCAGAAGAATTTTGAAAAAACCCTACTCCAGCAAATAACTGTGGCGGCTAATCAGAAAAACCTCACGGGCGCAATCGAGGCATCGAAAGGTCTTGTAGCTGGTATGTCGGCTGGAATGTCGCAAGACCTAGCAGCAATTCAGACGAGGATGGCGAATCAAACTGGTCTTGACCTATTTGTCCAGCAGGAAGCAGGGACAGGCACCGCTATCGCTTCGCGTGTTCTCAATGGAGTATCAGCAGGGGAACGGTGGGAAAGTATCGCTAAGGCTGTTTTAGGAACGTCAAACCCCAAGTCAGGGGAAGCAATCGTTCGGGATGCTCCAAAGGATAGCGAGGCGCGAAAGGTGCTGAACAAGGCCAAGTTCATAGCTCGTAACGCTACGTCCACAGTCATCGGAGAATACGATAAGCGGCAGTCAGCCGAAGCCGGTATTGAAATCTATATGTGGCAGACAGCCGAGGACGAAAGGGTTAGGCCAACGCATCGAAGTTTGAATCAGAAAGTTTTTGCTTGGAACCCTAGCACTAAGGCACCAACCTCGATACAATACGGCAAAAGCTCCTATGTGAAAGGCAGGGTGATTCCGCAAGCGAGTGACCCAAGCTATAACGGTGGAGCCCCAACCTACCCTGGACAACCTTGGAACTGCCGATGTGTCGCGGTTAACTTGATTCAGGGAATAGACTTTTGAGGGTTTATATGCCACTATCACTCGGTTACAGCCAGGAAACCATAAGTGAAAACATAGCGAAGCTCATCAGAGAGGGCAGGCCCAAGGAACAAGCAGCAGCGATTGCTTATTCTCAAGCTAGAAAAGCCGCTCGCAAAGCTCGTAAAGAATACCGAGCCAAGATCATGAAGGGTCTTAGGCCAGACATGAACGGTGAATAAAATGCCAATTTATCGCGCTTACAAAATCATCAATATGTATACCACCAAGGAGTACGAAGCTCCGAACGAGGGTCAGGCAAGAGCAATGGCTTTGAGTGACCTTGGTGCTGTCGATAAGATCGAGGAAGTACCAGAGCCGCTGCCAGAACCGGATAGCGATACTCCAGTGACATGAGGGGAAGCATGAAGCAAATTGTAAGACATGACTACGCAGTCTTAGGTGATGGAAGCGCAAAGCTTCTGCCTAATGGCTTTCTGCCTGTCGAGGCAAACCTCACACGAACTGGAATTTTCACCTACTTCGATATGGCTCCAGATGGAACGGTGAAACTCCAAAGGCAGCTCAGGCATCCTGATGAAGTGTTTGCCGATGAGACGATGGCATCGCTTCATGGACTTCCTGCAACCAACGATCACCCGCCCGTTAACCTTCTCAATTCTGATAACGCTAAGGATTGGATAGTTGGCTGGCAGGCAGATACTCCGATGCGTATTCAGCTTGACGATGCTACGAACGAAAGTCCAGACTATATCAGGACCAAAGTAGTTTTCTTTGATCGCAAGACTATTGACCAGATTCAAACTGGGCAGAAGCGGGAAATCAGCCTTGGCTATACTTGCCTGCTTGATGAAACTCCAGGCGTGTATAACGGGCAACCTTATGATGCGGTCCAAAGACAAATTCGCTATAACCACTTATCCCTAGTCGATAAGGCTCGCGGTGGTCCGGCTTGTAGAATCCTCAAAGACTCACAAGCAGAACTCCATGCGCTTTGTGATGGGATATCAAACTTTGAGGAACAAGCAATGGATCAGCCAGTAGTGAACACGGACGCAGAAGAACTAAAAACACTTAGAGATGCACACGAGCGCTTAAAGGCCGAGCGTGATGAACTCTCGGAAAAACTCAAGGTCGCCCAATTCCACGACGCTGATTCATTTGCATCAGCCGTGAAAAAACGGGTTGGTCTGGAAATCAAGGCTCAACAAATCCTTGGACCTAAAGTGGTCCTCAGTGATTCCAGTGAGCGAGAAATCATGGAGCAGGTGATCAAGACAATCCGACCTGAGTTGGACTTGTCTGGCCGCTCCGATGAATATGTAGCCGCTCGGTTTGAAATCGCGTGCGAGGATGCTTTGCGACCTGCGCAGCCACGACGAGTCGAGACTGCAATGTCCAAAGCGGTGGTTGGTGATAGCGCCGAAGATTCTTGGCAAACAGTTTATGCCAAGGCTCGCGCTAAAATGCAGGAAGAAGCACGCAACGCTTACAAAGCTTAATAAACGATAGGAGTAATTGGTATGGCTCAGACTACTTATGGTTCAGCAATGGCAATTGGTGTCTCTGGGATGCTCGCTCAACAGTTTGCCCTTCGGCAAATTGATAGCTGCATGGTTGCGGAGACGAACGGAGTTAGCCCAGGACAAGTGGTAAAATGGGATGCGAATGGCAATGTAGTGAAGGTTGCCGCTGGTTCTGATAAGTCAGCAGGCGTCGTCATCGCTACCTATTACGGATGCTCATGTCTCTGTGGACCAGTAGCAGCCACATACGCTAAGGGTGAATGCGCACCAGTTATGCGTTATGGCCGCGTTTACGTTCAAGCTGCCGAAGCAGTCGCTATCGACGATCCAGCTTACTACGTTATCGCAAGCGGTAAGTTCGGCAAAACATCGACCAGCAATGTTGATGTTAAAGGCAAGTTTGTTACTGCCGGTGCTGCCGATGCAATCGTTTGTCTTGAACTGATCTGGGAATAAAAAATTAAAATTTTGGAGATATAGCTATGACGGCATTTAGACAATTTGTGAACCTCGACGCTGATCTGTCCATGTTTTTGTGCTCGGAAATCGAGTACGTAAAGTCTCGAATGATGGACCAGAAGTACCCAGAATTGCTCGCTCGCCGCCTGTTCCCTGTAAGCTATTCGTCGAACCCAGCAGCCGCTTACATCGTGGTGCATAACTATGATCAAGTTGGCTCTGCTAAGATCATTAACTACTATGCAAACGATCTGCCCAACGTGGCATTGTTCCGTTCTGGAACTGACACTCGTAAGATCTATGCTATCGGTGTGGCGTTTGGTTACTCGGTGCAGGATATCCGCGCAGCCCGTGCAGCAGGTATCGGCCTTGAGCAGCGTTTAGCTAACGTAGCCCGTTATGCTTATCTGCAAAAGGAAAATGATCTGGCGTTGCTCGGTGATACTAACCTTGCCATTCCTGGCTTCGTAAACAACCCTAACACCAACAGCGTAACCCTAGCCAATGGTGCATCTGGTGGGTCGAAAGCTTGGTCTACGAAGACTCCTGACGAGATTATCAAGGATATCGCGGACACAATCGCAGCGATCCGAACCGCCAGTAATGGTGTCGAAACGCCTAATACTTTGCTTCTTCCAGAGGCACAGTATACAAAGATCGCAACGACTCCACGCGCAGCGACTTCTGATGTAACCATCCTTGAGTTCGTCTTGGCATCTAACCCATTCCTGACAGCAGTTATCCCTGTCTATCAGCTCAAGGGTGCTGGCGCTTCGGCAACCGATGTCATGATCGCTTATGATCGTAACCCAGACAAAGTAACCCTTGAAGTTGCTCAAGACTTTGAAGTCTTGCCAGCTCAAGAGAAAGCTTTGATGTATGAATTTCCTTGTCATGGACGGACCGCTGGCGTGGTGCTTTGGGCTCCGAAGTCCGTGGCACAAGCTAACGGAATCTAAATGTTTGTAGAAAACACTCAAGCTCGTGCTGTCTATTGTGGTGGTATTCTTTTGTATCCTGGCATCAATCGCGTGACCGATGCTCAGAAAGCCGACTTGGAAAAGAATGGCTACTGGGCTGGTCTTGAGGAACTTGTCGAGTACGGAGATATCAAGTTCCATGAGGAAAAGCTTTCGGCTGCTGTTGTAGCTAAAACCTACAATATCCAATTGCTCGAATCATGGCTTGATGATGCGCCTCGACCGCTTCGCAATGCGATAGATAAGCAGCTTAAGGAAATGAAAAAGGTACCAGAAGGCAGTCAAACAATAACGATTTCTTGAGGTTCTTATGAGTGCTCTCGATGATGTGACTCCAGCTTATGTCGATGTGGTAACGAACTATTTGTTTACTGCAAGGACTAGCGATGCGAATGAGTTTCCCATCGTTCGAGAACTCGCTAGCACTTTCATGAACTCGTCTGTTTGGCCTTACGAGAAGTACAAGCTTGGGATAGCCTTGCTCATGGGTCATTATTATCAGCTCTGGGGTGTTTCGGCAGCCCAGGCTGGTTCATCTGGTGGTTTGGTTCCAGGCATAGATAATACTGTGGCTGGACCTGTGACGAGTGAGACAGTGGGTAACGTATCACGGAGCTTCGGACATAGCAGCAGCTCTGCTAGCTCTGCTTCGATTGGAATACCTACCGATTGGCTGATGCTAACAAACTTTGGGAAGCAGTGGTTGCTGCTTCTTAAGTCGTTCAAGTCGGTTCCCTCGGTGACGGGGGAACTCTTTTGCTGTCCACCAGTGAAGCTCCACTGTCCTAGTTATCCTTAAAGGAGTTTTTATGTCTAATTGGTCAATTAAAACGAAAGAGATAGTTGACGGCCAGACTGTCGTTCGTGGCTATGAGTTTTGGGCACTCGATTACGAGGCCGCTTTGAATCGTAGCTGGCACCTTGATGGTGTTGCCACCGAAATCAAAAACAAGGATAAGCCTAGCGAAAAGCATGATATCGGTGCGAAAACCTGGAGCGGTGGAGGTACTAACCCATGAAGTATGAAGTCAACGGATTTGACTATGTTGCTGGCGTTACAGTTCTGACGCCTGAAGTTTTCGAGGGTGATAGCGAATTGGAATGTCTTTTAAAAGCTCAGGAAAAGCTTGGGTCGATTGGGCCTTATAAGCGTTTACCTGACGATACCAAGGCCGATGCTGGGAGTTGATAATGCTGCACTGGATAATACCGTCGTGGTGTCAGGAAACCGTTACAATGAAATGGTTTCAGAACTGCCAGTATTTTTCCGGTCGCTGGGAATATGGAACGCTGCAAGAAAAAAACATCACGGCATCGGTCCAGAACCCAGCCTCTAATCTTCGCCAATTCAATGGTGAAGGCACGCAGGACATAGAAAATCTCGTTCTCTTTACGAACGAGGATACTATTCAGCTCATCCAAGCTGGCGGTCAGGATAGCGTGTTTTTTGAAATTAGGGGTAAGCTTTGGTTCATGACTGCTTGGGAACGATGGAACTATTTGATGCCTCACTATCGGGTAACGCTGGTTGGGCAAAATATGCTACCGTTCCCACCATCGAATATGCCGAATTACATTGATGCGCAGTATCTGACCGATGAGGCGCTGGTGATCCTTACCGATGAGGCTTTAAATAAATTGGTGCGAGGCTGGTAATGGGTGTCAAGCGGACAAAAAACAAAGTTAACGAAGCGTTTCTAAAAACGCTCGTTGGCCGTCCGTTTGAAATCCGAGTCGGTATTATGAGCGACCCAGATGGGACAACGGTAAAGGGAACCGACAAAAAAAAACCATCGCACTCAGAGCGTGGCGCAAAGCGTAAGCCAAGAGGCAGAAACGCAAGACCTTTGACAGTTGCAGAAGTCGGTAGCTTTCATGAGTTCGGCACTCGAAAGATTCCTAAAAGATCGTTTCTAATTTCCACGTACAAGCGAAAACGAAATGACTGGACCGAGGCTTTTATAAAGCTGGTCCAAAATTCTGTGGACGAACAGACCTACCGTCAAGCCCTTTTAAAATATGGCGCTCTCATGCAGCGAGACGTGCGCCTAACCTTTACAAACAATAATTGGAAGCCCTTAAAACATCGCTCCGGCACACCATTGGTAGACACAGGGCAATTGAGGCGGTCTATCGGCTATAGTGTGAGGGAGATCAAAAAATGAAAAAATGGGCAGAAATTCAATACGCAATACGCCAAGGCGTAATAGCAGCCGGTAGCAATACCGAGGTCATTTACTGGTATCCTGATGCGCCTCGTCCTCGTTTGCCTTACACAGCAATCGAGTTTGTATCATGGGGACCAGTTATCAATGATTGGTTTACACTCGAAAGCGCATGGGATGCTTCCAATCCTGGAGCATATCGGCAATATGGATTTAGGGAGCTGAATGTCAGACTTCATTGGTTTGGCAGCGAAGCTTACATTGAAGGCGCACGCTGCGCTTCGGGCTTTGAAAAGCTAACCGTGCGCGAGACGATGAGTCTTAACAATTCCATCGCAATCATGCGACAAGGTGAGGTTGTTCTAAGCTCTGAAATAGTCGAGAATAGCTACGAGCCACGAGCCGAAATGGAACTCGTTCTTTCGATAGCTCTGCAAGACGGTAGCGATATAGATGGTGTTGGCTACTTTGATAAAGTCGATCCGATACTTTGGATAAACAAACCATGATGGGAGTCAGGCATGGTCCAGATAGTTGATATTGTCGATGTAGAAGTGAAAGTAAGTACCAGCGCCATTTCCAGGCAGGGCTTCAATAGCCTTTTAATCCTTGGCAAAGCCACAAGCTTTGGCGCTGGATGGACAACAAGCGGAGCATATCAAGTCAAGGAGTATACAAGCTTGACGCAGGCTCTAGCTGATACGGATATCGTGACAGATTCACCTGTGCAAAAGATGCTCACAGCAGCCTTTGCCCAAAGTCCTCGCGTTCCAAAGGTCTATGTTGCCAACGGAACTGGCGCCAACGTAGCTGCACCATCAGCCGATCTTACCCAGATTGCTAAGTTGAATAACAGTTGGTTCGGGCTCGTCATGGAGCATGATGCCGTTGCTGCAATTGATGATGTCTTTCCTTGGGTGGCTGCGAATAAGAAATACGGATTTTTCAGACTTGCTGCCAAGAACGCTTTCCCAACTGCGACAAGCAATTGGTCATCGGTCTGGTACAGCTCGACAAGCCCAGTGGACTATATCGACGTTGCAGCGGCTTCGACTATTCTTGCGAGAACCCCTGGCTCTTACACAGCAGCATTTAAAGAGCTTGAAGGCGTTCAGGCTACGACCGGCCTTACCGTTGCCGAGGAAACGACTTTCCGAAGCAAGGGAGTCAACTGGTACCCAGAGGTTGGCGGTCGCAAGATCACTTACAACGGTACGGTTTACAATGGCTCGACAAGTGGCTTCATCGACACTTACATCGGTGCTCTATACCTTGAGGCACGGATGGAAGAGGATGTTTTTGCTGTTCTCGTAGCAGCAGAAAAAGTTCCTTACACGGATGATGGTATCAATATCATCGTCAATACCATTTACGGACGACTAGGAACGAGTGTTGCCGAGGGCTATCTGGCTCCAGATCCGGCTCCAGTGGTCGATGCTCCAAAGGCTCGCAATGTTCCGGCAACTGACAAGGCAGCTCGTCTGCTTCAGAATGTCACGTTCGTAGCCTATACAGCCGGTGCAATCCAGCGTGTAATGATCAAGGGAACCGTAGTCGTCTAATCATGAAAGGTGAATCAATATGGCATTATGGACATTCGACCCTAAACAGCTCTCGGTGATAGTTGGTCCTTACATAATCAAGGGTTTCTCAGAAACCATGATTTCAATTGCTCGCGCTACTGATGCTTTCAGTATGATCGTAGGTGCCGATGGTGAAGCTACTCGCGTCAAGAGTAACGATAACTCGGCAACCATTACGATCACACTTCAGCAGGGTAGCCCATCGAACGATGATCTATCCAAGATTGCCACTGCTGATCGTCTTAGCTCGCTGGGGGTTTTCCCTCTGCTGATCAAAGATAACTTCGGCAATACAATCATGACTGCGCCTACTGCTTTCATTTCAAAGGTGCCAGATATTACCTTTGCAAAAACTCATCAAGATCGGGCATGGGTGATCATGACCGACAACATCGAGATTTTCCTCGGTGGTCAGACACAGTCTGGCGCTAACTATGCTCCATAAGGGTGATGCGTGAATCAATTGCATACGAAACAGATCGAAGGTCATGAAGTAGCGTTTGGCAAAATGAATGCGGTCGATGGATGGCGAACCATTCATCGGCTTGCAAAGGTTGTCGGACCTATGATTGATAGCTTGGCAAAGAAAGAGCTAGGCGAAGGCATTGCAAAGGTGATGGCTACGACCAGTGAGGATGACCTGCTTAATTTGATTAGACTGCTAACGGCTGATGTTTTAGTCGATGGCAAAAAATGGTCTAATGAAAATCTAGCAGACTATGGCTTCACTGTTTTAGTGATCACCGAGGCCGTGCGCTATAATTTTGGGGGTTTTTTTTCTCCGGTCATGAGGGGACTACAAAACGCTTCAGCAAAAACAGGTCAGTAAATGGTGCGAGTAAGTACAATATAACCGAAAGCAAAGTTGACTTATTTTTGTGGAGGCCAGTTATCGCTGGCCTTTGTCGTTTCACTGAATTGTATCAGATGAATGTTGACGACCTACTCGATATGCACGAAATCCTGGATATGCAGGATCACATGGCCGAGATAGATCGAATGGAAGCGGAGGCAGCGCGTGTCAAAAGATCTTGAGAACCTAGTCTTTACGATCAATATCGAGGGCGGCCAGCAGGCTAAGGCTATGCTGGAAAATATTTCCAACGCCTTTGATAAGGTTGGTGACGAGGCCGAGAAAGCGGGTAAAAAATCAGACGGTGCATCGCTTGCAATGGCTTCGCTGGCTTCGTTTGCTGGTAATTTAGCCGCGAATGCAGTTACGTTCCTGGCACGAGAACTGACACAGCTAGGCATATCCCTAGTCCAAAACGTAATAGGTGAAGCAGCCGAGGCTGAGTTATCACTTGCAAAACTAACGGATGCTGTCAGGCGAGCAGGTCTTGATACCAATACAGTCACCAAAGACCTAGATGATTTCGCTGGCTCGCTCGCACTTGTAACGAAGTTCACTGATGACGAAATAAGAGCAGCCGAGGCTATGGGTCTAAGCCTTGGTATGAGCACCGATCAGATTAAAGAGTATTTTACGACAGCAGCCGACCTCGCCACAGCCAAGGGATCGAGTCTCGAAGAGGCTGTGATAGGCATTGCAAAGTCCTTTCATGGTTCGGCTGGAGCCCTTGCTAGACTTTTGCCTGAGTTAGCCGATCTTACCGAGGAACAGTTAAAAGCAGGCGCAGCCGTCAATTATATCAGGAAAGCATTTGGCGGTGCTGCTCTAGCAGAAATATCGACATTCTCTGGCGCTCTCCACCAGATGCAAAAAACATGGGGTGATGTGCTTGAGACGATAGGCAAGCCGATAGTCGATATGCTTCGCCCTGCGCTGATTGAACTCAATGCGTTTTTGGGAAGCTTTGTTGGTTCTCAAGCTTTGCAGGACTTTGGTAAGGGAATAGCTGATGTACTAGTCGAAGCTGGCGCATGGCTCCTTAACTTCTTCTGGTTCCTTCAAGGCGAGGACTCGGTATTCGGCAAGCTTGGATGGAACACAGGTGGCTCTGTTTGGGATAGGCTGCTTGAGTCTCTAAAACAGGTTCTAGCCCTCGTCCTGAAGCTGCTTGTTGACTTCATGACCAACCCTGAGTTCATCGCTGTTACCGCTAAAATTGGGCTTGAGATTGGCGCTGCTATTGGTGAAGGAATTTTGAAAGGTCTTTGGAATACGATAATACCGATCAAGGGCATCATAGAGAGCGCTACGAGGCTTGGCATAGCAGGTGAGTATATTTATAGCAGCGTGACTGGCGGCCCTATGTCGATACCCTACGATCAATACCTAAAGTCGAGAATGGCAGAACCTGCAAAGGCTGAGGGTATCGTTCCCCAGGGCTCTAGTAGTTCGCCCCAAGGAACCAGTGGCCTTGGCGGTAGCACTACTAACATCAATCAAGATGTGAAAATATTCACGAGTGAGTCGGCAGAGGCATTGCAGCGGCATCTGAAAAACGCCATGCCACGCTTCAGAACCAATGTGCTCGCATAGGTGAGGGAATAATATGGCACTTCAATCGCTCAAAAACCTCATTTTCGGAAGCCGTTACTTTAGCATAACTCCGCTTAAGTATGTCCCAACGAAAGGGACACTGGAGGAATTAAGCAAGGAACTTTTCGAGATGGATGCCGTCGTTAGCGATAATGAGCAAAGGTCGATATCGGTGACGAACTATCCTCTGGAGTCAGGTGGAAGCTTTGCCGAGCATGCGAATCAGCTAGCCTTTACTCTATCTGTGAACGGTGTCATATCCGATACTTCCTTAAGTTATCTGGATATCGGGCAGAATTTGCAAAATAGTCCTCTAGGACAGCTTGCAGGCTTTCAGTCCAAGAGTCAGGCTGCTTACGATAAGTTGACTAAGTGGGCTGAAACTGGTCAGCCATTTCTAGTTCGGACTAAATTTCAGCAGGCTGGCTATTACAAGGGAACTGGTTTCAATAGGCAACCAGTGCCATTTGTCATCGAATCATTCTCAGTTAGTCGTAACAAGGATATAGGCAAAGCCATTCCGATTTCGATGGTATTGCGGGAAATCAGGCTTATTCCAGGCATCAAAAACAAGACCAGCATTTCGACTTATATTCCTAGCGAAATTCCAACTGTAACTGATAAGGGTAATGCCGATATCAATGCAGGGACTAAGGCATCGAGTGCTCAAAAAAATAACGATACCAGCAAAGCCATGAATGAGATTTTAAAACGAGCAAATGAGTTAAAGGCAGGGGGTATTAAATGATTCTTTCATCCATAGATATACCAATTGCCGATGATACGTTTTACCAAGTGCAGGTATTTTTCGATGAGGAAAAATATAACCTCCGCTTTCACTGGAATAGCCGATGTGACACTTGGTATGCAGATCTTTTAACTGTGGATAACGAGCCTATTCTATATGGTCTAGCATGCCTGACAAACGTCCCGCCAATGTTTGGCCGCTTCGCTCTTACGACCACGCCTAAGACTGGTGATATGATCATTCTCGATGTAAACGGTCTTGGTAAAGATCCCACTTTCGAGGATTTCGGTGATAAAACTGGACCATTCTATCTGAGTGTTGCCGATGACATATCTTAACAGAACCTATAGCTTGATGTTTCAGCAAGAGGGTGGTGACCAATATATTTGGAAGCAAACCACGAATGAGATAGGGCTTGCTCTCAATTTCAAGGCAGTCAAGACGATATCGAAAGAGCCCAATGTTGCGGAAATAGGTATCTATAACCTATCGGTCGAAAGTCAGAATGCGCTAATGGGTGGCGGTATTGTGCAGCTATCGGCTGGCTATGCTGATACGAATGATATTGTGATACTTGGTTCTATTACCAGGACAAGCTTTACAATAGAGCCATCCGGTGATCGGCTGACGACTATTTCCACTCTAGCGAATCTTGTTTCCAAGACAGTAGGTAATACGCTCATAAAGCTTGAAATGGGCTCAGGCAGCAGCACGACCCAGATCGTCCAAAAATTGACTGATCACATAAAAAATAACGTCAAGGGTGTCAAGGTTACAAAGTACATGATCTTAACGCCTAAAATCTATAAGTCAGGCATAAGCTCGATAGGCGATGTGTTTCAGCTTTTAGATGTTTATCTAAGCGATTGTGGCTATATCTATTTCATAGATAATGGTTCATTGAATATTGTCAAAAACACAGGAACTACAACTGTTCCGATTGCTGAAATAGGCGAGGATAGCGGAATGATCGGAGCGCCTAAGCCTATTCTAGCAACGGATGATGATGGAAAATCACGCATCGGAGTGGATTTCGAGACTATTCTAAATCCCAATTTGAATATAGGCGGTAGGGTTAGAATCAACTCGAAAGTAAATAAACAGATTAACCTGCTCTATCGAATCGAAAGCCTTGAGCATGAGGGCAATTCTCATTCGGGAGTTTGGAAAACAAAGGCAAAGGCTTGGAAGGTATAGCAATGGACGAGGATATAAACCTAGTTGATGTATTGCAGGCAGCTATTGACTATAACCTTGCCAATGTTCACACGTCTTTTCCTGGCAAGATAACTGCCTTTCAAAAAGGGCGAGCAACGGTCGATGTTCTGCCAAGCGTAAAGAAGCTTTTAAAAAACGGCAAAACAATGGATATGCCAATCCTTAAGGGTGTGCCTATTGTTTATCCTGCTGGCAGGAGTGGTGGTTTGACGTTCACGCTATCGCCTGGAGACGGTGTTCTTGTCGTTTGCTCGGAAAGATGTATCGACCAATGGAAAGAGGGCGAGACGAGCGCAGCGCCGCTATCAAGCAGAAAGTTTGATATCACCGATGCCTTTGCCATTCCCTGCGTTTTTCCATACAAGGACAGACCGAGAACAGCCAAGCGGTTTTACCCTCAGAATGGCACAATGCTCACAGGACCAAAGGTGTTTGTTGGCGATCCAGAGGCGCTTAAGGCTGGAACAGTTAAGCCTGTGAATGTCGATGTCGTGGCAATCCTTTTAGAAGCACTTGCTATGCTGGATGCCCTCGTTACGGCTGGTGGCATTGTCTCACCGCCTGGGGTATCCGGTGGACCATGCACAACTCCTACGCTGACACCAAGGATTTCCGATATCAAGGCTTACCAGCAGGCCCTACAATCGCTCTTATTGACACCACAATAGAAAGGGATAGGTATGGCTGACATAGCTGTCGATGGTTCAAACGATATCATTTTCAAGAAAGGCGACCTGCTGTTCACTTCAGATATCAGCTACGGGGAAACAGTGCGTTCGCGGCTCCAAGCCTATTTGAAAACCTTTCTAGGCGAGTGGTTCCTTGATGATCGTAGGGCTCCGATATGGGGGATGCCTTACTATCAGCGAGTTTTAACCGATAGGCGACCGACGGATTTAGAGCTGGATACTATTTTCCGGTCAGCGATCCTGGGCACCGATGGCATCCAGCGTGTCGATAGGCTGGAGCTTGAGATAGCAAAGAGAGTTTTAACTGTAACTTTCGAGGCGACCCTTGCCGACGAAACACTTATAAATGATACTATTGAAATAGCAATCGGAGTGTAAAAATATGGCTGGACTAACAACGAGCGGCTTCGTATCAGCGACCGTAGAGGAAATCAGAGTAATCATTGCAAACGCATTGAAAGCAAATCTTGGCGCTTCGATTGATACGAACCCATCGTCGCGTATAGGCCAGTTCATAGATATTGTTGCGACTGAACTATTTTCGCTATGGCAAGGTCTTGAAGCCGTTTATGCCTCACAGTTTCCAGTATCGGCATCGGGTGTCAGCCTTGATAATATAGGCTCGATAACGAATACGCTTAGATCGTCTGGCGTGTATGGTCTTGTCAGGGTTGTTTTTGGTGGACAGCTTGGCTCTGTAATTCCGCAAAATAGTCTGGTATCGAATGGCAAGGGATATGAGTTTGCCACGCAAGGCGCTCTTACGATTGTCGAGAATACTGTTTTGCTGCGAACTGATCTTATTCCAACCAGTGATGCAGCTAGATTTTTCCTGATGCTTGACGGATACGATGCTGACTTTTTTGAAATCTACAACCAATATACTCCGACTGAGATAATTGACGCGATTGTTGCAGCATCCAAGCCGAGGCGCTGGCTATATTCAGGGGTAAGGAATGGTACTAAAGCAACAATTCAAACTGTTGGCGATCACCCATATAAGATCGGTGATGCAGTAGTCCAGACCTATACAACTGGCGGTTACTTCGATGGAACGCATACCATAACAGCCGTTCCAACTCCGAATACCTATGAATATGCTGATGCCTCTACTGCCCTTGGTCTTATCATTTTTGATCAAACAGCAAATGAAAATGTCAGAGCAAAGGCGCAAGCATCACTTCCCATGCTAACGGCTAGCCAGATAACGGTCGATGGTCAATTCTCTTTAAACGGGGCGGTTTGGATTAGATTTAATCCAGCGATAGCAACGCAGCGTTGGTATATGAGGCTGCTCGAAAATAACATGTACGCTGGTCCAACGCCTACGGTGTTAACTGTAAACTATTCGGTCGCTACTGATGTTGAGGCCCTTGGAACAACTTTCGAGAACTTTGCTTTCCCAACTCATAGCGTTTCGGAAATCGTATCGAGTGTTTTTGGTGTTAGCGAAGTGACCAACCTGCTAGCTGGTCGCTCATCGAAAGAACGAGAAACCGATGCAGCGTATCGTCAACGGCTAACGGATGAATTACAAAATCCAGGCGGTGCAACTATCACAGGAATCAGGGACGGTGTGAAATCCGTCCTCGGTGTTACTTATGTTGCTATCGTCGATAACCCTTTGAGCTTAGCTGACTCAGCAGGCAGACCACCACACTCGATGGAAGTTTACGTTGAGGGTGGGACCGATAACGAAGTAGCGCAGAAAATATATGACCTGCATCCTGCTGGAGTCCAGGTTGTTTCCACGGCTTTGCCAATTGATAAGCGGACCGGAAATATAATTGATGTCAATGGAACGGCTGCGACTTTGTCGTTTAGCAAGCTCAAAGATACGCCTATCCGTGTTGAAATGACCTTGACTATAGATCCCTTGCTTTACCCACCATTAGCGGAAGCTGAGGCTAGGATACAAGCTGATGTTGTAGCCTATGTGAATGCTCTACAAGTTGGCGAACCGCTCTACTGCCATAAACTGATCGGCTTAATAGACAAAGTTCCTGGTGTGAAAGCCATTGTTATCGGTGCGAGGATTGAGGCCACAGGTGGTCCGCTAGTGCAGGTTGTTACACCGCCTGGATTTAGCAGGCTCAGCATCGTTCCAACTTACATTGTCATCATAACAAATTGAGGTTGGTATGGCTAAAGAGCTGAAAATAGATATTCATGACACGACCAAAAAATTCCTTTGGCAATATGCGACCTCGGAGCGATTCAAGCTATTTGTTAACTCATTCATTCACACAGCTTTCGATCAGGTCGAAACTCAGTTGGACAGCCTATATCGTCAAACATCGTTGATGGGCTCTAGTGGCACTACGCTAGACAGTTGGGGAAACCGCTTCGGTGTGCCTCGTAATTCCACTGATGATGAGGTATATCGGGACGAAATACTAAAGAAGATATCTGAAATCTATAGTCTCGGAACTGTTTATGATGTTCAGGACTTTTTCAAAAACTACTATCGAGCGGCAGATGTCCAGATCAATGAAAAGGGAAATGGGCAAATTGATTTGACTGTTCTCGGTGGTGTTCAAAAGTATCCACCTAGAACGTCTATTCTAAGGGTTATATTCGATGGAACCACGAAAGTAGCTCTGATCACTCAACAACTTCACGGATTAAAAGTTGGCGATGTAATTAGAGTTTTCAATAACGATCAAGTGGTGCCCGACATTGGTGGGCAATATAAAATCACACAGACATACCCTGCGGCTCTATATATCACGATCCCTGGGAATACGTTCACTGGTGTTATAGATACACCTAACAGTCATTATGAGTCGGAAATCGACTGGCCTTGTTTCGTTGCAGGCATGGCTCAGGTTGATGATGTTAAATATCAGCTTTATGATTATGTATTTTCGTTTGCAGAGGATCAAAGGCCCTTATCGGCTGGTTATGGAATTTTAGAAGCTGATGGTACAACAGTCCGCGCAGGTGTTGGCGGCTATTTCACATTGGAGATATAAAAGAATGGCAACTAAACCAACGATAAGTGTCAAGTGGGCTGATGGTGCCTCAGCATTAAAAATAAACACAAGCATAAAGCAGCAGGACTGGGGTTGGACAACCTCGAATAATACAATTAGCGGAACGCCTGAAAAGCCTATTTTGCAATATGAAAACGGCTGGCGTTATGCGGTTTGGCAATGGGTTAAATACCTAGACGAAAAAACAACTGAAATCGCGCCTCCAGCAACGGGCAAGGATGGTCAATTTTTATCGCTCAACGGAAGCACATACGAATGGAACTCACCGTTTCCGACGAGTGTTGCAGGCGATGTGACCGGAAATAAAACCATCAAGGTAACCGCTGCAACTGATGATCCGACAAGGGCAGTGCTCCAATGGGGATATCCCTGGCAAGACCCTGGAGCCACGACCGATGGCAACCCGCTCCGATTCTCATACAATAGCGGTGGTTATCTCTGGCAAACAGCTTTTCCAGCTTTCGCCGGTAATGGCAGCAAATCGTTAAAACTGAACTCTGGAGCGACGGCTGTTGAATGGGCAACGAGCTATGAGGTTCCGACCCCAGGTGGCTCTGGCCTTATTTTGCAGGCCAATGGCTCTAGTGCTGGCTCATTCGCTTGGGTATCACCTAGCTTTTCCGCTTCAGTAATCACAAGTGGCACAGTTGATACAATGCGGCTTCCGATCTATCAAGGCGCTAGTGCTGTTGCTGTCGGTATTGCTGGCGCGGTTCCACCTGCTCCGATTGGTGGACAAGGTAGATTCCTTACTGGCGGGGGAACATGGGCGCAAATCAGTGAAGTCCCACCCCAAACCTTGCAGGGTGGAAAGTTTCTGACGACCAATGGAACTACGGCATCATGGGCTGAGAACTATTCAGTTCCGACTGCTGGTAGCGCTGGAATGGTTCTAAAATCGACTGGCACATCTGCTGGTGCCTATGCGTTCCAATTCTCTTACGAGGTTCCAACCCCAGGTGGCGCTGGCCTCATCCTGCAATCGAGCGGTTCATTTGCTGGTGCTTATGCTTGGGCTAATCCCAGTTTTACACCGGACAAAATAATTGGCGGGACAAACGGTCAGGTACTCGTCTCGAATGGAACGAATGCGACTTGGTCGGCTCTGACAGCCACACAAATTCCATCGCTTGATGCAGCTAAAATCACGACCGGAACTTTTACGGCTGCTCAGATACCATCGCTCGATGCCGCCAAAATAACCACGGGAACCTTCCTTGCAAGTCAGATTCCTTCGCTTGATGCCGCCAAGATTACGACTGGGACTTTGGCAGGTGCTCGCGTCGGAGCATTCACAGGAGCAACGTCTGGCGCTGCTGGCAGTCTCGGTGGGGTTGCGGCTCCGGCTGCTGGCGATCAGGGAAAATTCCTGCGAGGTGATGCAACATGGCAGGCTTTGCAGGTTGCTGGTATGCTTACCTCGGCAACATCGGGAACACAGCAGCTCGACTTTACAGCCTGGAACACCGTTAGCTGTTTAGCGATTAGCGGAAGTATCACGTTCACGTTTACTGGTCTTAGCGGAGGTCGTATCCTGACTATCGTTTTAAAGACGGCAAGCGGAACGCAGAACATAGTATGGCCTGCTGGCATTAAATGGGCTGATGGTTTACCGCTAACGGCTGCAACGGCAACGCCATCAACTGTTACTCTAGTTGCGTATGGACCTGCTGCAACCGATGTTTACGCTACAGCAATCCGTACCTATAGCTAAGGGGTTACGATATGACGACGGCAGGTTTTCTATCGAGTTGGACAACTAACAAAGCCGCCTATTTCATGTACTATGACGTGAATGGTGATAAACGCTTTGGAAAGCTTGTGTTCCGTGATCAAGCTAGTTACCTTTCACTCATAGAAGACTTTGCCCGTCCAGCAGGAGCTAACAATAACTATGCTGGATGGTTTACGACACACCAATTGAAATTCTATTCAAACTCCTACACACCTGCCGCTGGCGTAAAAAATTACTGGGTGAAGCAGGGTGATAATGGTCTATATCAATTTGCAACTGCTATAGCCAATACATCGACTCAGCTTTGGGCAAACTATCGAACACCATACGGGGTGTTTATAAAGGACTTAGCTGGCTCTCTTTATGTGCTTCAAGAGGATACAGGCTTAGCATATCAAACAATACCACCAGCAAACCTTGGGTCTGGATCACCTGGAACTGGCCAGGACTATAGATCAGATCCTTGTTACTTCGGTGGTCCTGCTAACTGGTTCGCTTATGTCGCTGCGAATAACAGGGTTTATGTTTATTCGCCTGGAGATGGCACTGAGATGAGGGCTATCACTGTTACGAATGGAAACCCAAGTTCCATCAACTATAATCCTAGTGATTTAGTCTATTCCTATAAATGGAACCGAGTTTACTTCGTTGCCACTGTTGGTGGTCCGATCAGCTACCGAGTAAACTATTACACGCCTACTCCGGCTGGAACTGTCACGACCATAACGACGACGAACGTGATGGCTACTCAGTCTGGAGCACTTATCATTTATAACGGTGATCCGATTTATCTAGGCAACGATAATATCATTTACCGTTCCTTCGATGGCGGTCCTACTTGGTCAGCGTGGATAAATGCAGGCGCTATTTGTAACCTTGAATATGGGCGATATTTGGCAACCGATGGCCGGAATATTTTTATATCAGGAACAGAGTTCATTACTTCCGAGTTTAAAATTTGGCAAATTGATATCAACCTAGCTGCCAGAGTTATTCCACAGATGAACGGCTATAATGCCTATGAAGGACATTACACACAGCTTGGCGCAATAGTTCCTTAAAATATATTTGGAGATAGCCATGACGATACATTTAATCAAAGACATTGTGCCACCTGCTGTTCCTCCGATTGAACTAGGTTGTCACTACATCGACACAGTAAATAAAAAATCCTACATTTCGGTCGGGACATTATCTGTTGCTGACTGGAAGGAGACGACTGGCGGTGGCACTGTTCCAGGCGGTTCGGTTAGTTCTGTCTTTGGTCGTATTGGAGATATTGTTGCTCAGGTTGGCGACTACACAGCAACACAAGTTGGAGCATACACGACGGCTGAGGTCGATACTGCGCTTGCGGGAAAGGTATCGTCTAACGCTCCAATCGTTGGTCAGACGCACACGAAAATAACATACGATAGCAAAGGGCTGGTTGTTTTTGGTGCTAACCTAGCTCCATCGGACTTGCCGATATTTGCTCCAGCGAGTGCTACAGTTGATGGCGGTCCTGGTGCTGTTCCTGCTCCGGCTATGGGTGATCAAGGAAAGTTCCTGCGTGGTGATGGTGTTTGGGCTGTGACTGGTGGCGGTGGTGGTGCTGTTGATTCGGTCAACGGTTACACTGGTGTCGTGGTTTTAACGAAAAATGATATTGGGCTGAACAACGTAAACAATACATCGGATGCCAACAAGCCCATATCGACTGCAACGCAGACAGCTTTGGATGCTAAACTAGATAAAAACGCAGCTATTACTGGTGGGACGTTTCCTAAGATAACATTTGATGCCAAAGGTTTGGTAACGGCTGGCTCGGCTCTTGCGGCTGCGGATTTGCCTCTATTCATTGGAGCGACTGGGGTTGCTGCTGGAACTCGTGGCGCTGTGCCGCCACCATCATCCGGTCAGACAACTTTATTTTTGCGCTCTGATGGAACCTGGGCATCGACACCTGCTGCGCCTGTAACTTCGGTTAATGGCCAGACTGGTGTTGTTGTCCTAACGAAAACGGACGTTGGTCTTGCAAATGTCGATAACACTTCGGATGCAAATAAGCCGGTATCAAATGCAACTCAAACAGCTTTAAATGCCAAGCTTGACAAGAATGCGAACATAACGCCTGGGACATCGACCAAGGTGACTTACGATCTGAAAGGTCTAATCACTGGCGCTTCTCCACTTACAGGCCCAGACATTCCATCATTCACGGGAGCTACGGCTGGATCTGGTGGAACTCGTGGCGGTGTTCCATTATCGTCCGCTGGTGATCAGTTGAAGTTTTTACGAGCCGATGGAACATGGCAATCTATAGCAGCAGGCGGGGTAAACTCGGTCAACGGCCAAACTGGTGATGTGACTCTGACTAAGTCAGACCTTGGGCTCGCAAACGTCGATAACACTTCAGATGCTAATAAGCCGATATCATCAGCAACGCAAACTGCACTCGATGCAAAGGTAGATTCAAATGCAGCTATATCGGCTGGAACAGCAACCAAAATAACCTACGATGCGAAAGGTCTTGTGACGGCTGGTACGACACTCGCTGTTACAGATATTCCGGTATTTACTCCAGCCAGTGCTGGCGCTGGCGGTACTACTGGTGGCGTTCCTGTGTCGTTAGCTGGCGATCAGGGTAAGTATCTTAGAGCTGATGGAACGTGGCAAACAGTAGCGGGTGGCGCTAGCGTAGCTGGAAGCAATACACAGGTACAATTTAACAATAGCGGAGCGTTTGGAGCCTCGGCTAACTTCACATGGGATAACGCAGCGGCACAGCTAGTCGTAAGCGGTAGTGATAACGTAGCTACGACTCCGACTTTTACTGTTAGGGATAATGCTGGTACCGTTGAATTTCAGGTCAGAAACACTGGATTGATATTCGGTCAGACGATAGATACCGGAACGGTAAGCAATACCGTCCGCATTGGTCCCTCGACATTTAGTACGGGAACGCCACAGGACGGAGTCTTGATTGGCCGCTCCGCTGGTGTTGCTGCTGGAGCTACATTTAGCCAGTGCGTGTTTATCGGTGCCTTATCTGGAAATAAAGCTACGACGGCTGCGCGATGCGCTGGAATTGGGCAATCTACTCTCCAAAACCTAACGAGTGGGACCGATAATACTGCTTTCGGTGTTCAAGCTTTGCAGAATGTTACAACGGTAACATTCAACTCAGCTTTCGGAACAAACGCTTTGCGAGCCTGTACGGGTGGCAGTAATACAGGTATCGGTACTAACGCTGGTGTATCGTCAATAGATGGTGTTAACAATGTGTTCCTGGGATCGGGTGCAGCATCGTCTGTTCAGTATGTAAATAACTCAACCTATCTTGGAACCCTATGCGTAGGGACTAATGGAACGAGTGGCTTGAAAACATCGAACGAAATAGTCATCGGTGCTTCGGCTGTTGGCAGGGGTACTAATACAGCAACCTATGGTACCGCTGCTATAACGAGTCATCAGTTTACTGGCGGTGATGTGATTATCCTTGGACAAGGGAAGGGCATCACGCTTAAGTCACCTGATGGCTCGGTAACTAAAAAACTAACGATTGATAATACGGGCGCAATAGCCCTGCTTTAAGGAGTGAGACGAATGGAACGATGGGTTTTAGTAACTGAAAATTACCTTAACGAACTGCTGGAAACTTTGTCGAAAAGACCATATAACGAGGTTGCGACGATTTTTGCAAAGCTTGCCTCTAACGTGAAGCAATACGAAGCTCCGGCGGTAGAGGGCTCTCAGGACGTAAAGACCGAGGAATGATCCCATCCTCAGTCCGAAGCGATGTAGAGAGGCTTCGGCCTCTCTGTTTTTTTTGGTGGCTATATGACCAATTGGGACGATTTTATTTATATGGGTGAGAGCGAGGGACCAGCTCGTCGTAAAGGGCCTATCCTGCACTTCTGTCTGAACTGCGGCGAGGACTATCAGATACGGGGTAAGCGTTACCGGGTTCCTGGTTCAACATATCCTGCTTTGCTACTCGATAAAGCCTGCTCCATCGAGTGCCCTATCTGCCAATTCCCCGTCTATTCGTCTAGTCAGTATATTCCACTGAATCGTGCAGCTCCCTGATCGAATCGCTAGTCAGTGGTGTCGGGCCTTGTGGGACGCAGAATGCAATATTCCCTGGATTCTCTAAAGCTCCACCAACACCGTAGGGGTAACGGCAGAAAGGGCCTTGGTAGCGCATGTACTCCCAAAGCGCACGGATACCATAAACGTCATCTGGTTGTAGCCCGTCATGGATATAAACATAATTCATTACTGATTGCGGTTGTCCGATAGGCTGCTGGCGTCCTGGCTCGGAATAGGTATCGGCAAGCCCCATCAGATGCCCAACTTCATGCAAAATGGTCTTGTAGCTATTGGGATCGAATTGATTGATATACTGCCCAGCGAGGTAGATTATTTTCTGCTCAGGAAGCGAATAGCTTCGCGTGACAGTTGGATTGACGATCACAGTATGAGAGCCACAGCAGCCGATTCTGACGATTGGTATATTCTTTGGAAAGGTGGCGGGATCAAGGGCAGCGGTCCATTCTCTGATGGCCCTGGCAATGTTCTGCCGCATGGCTTGGTCCTGCTCATAGCTCACAGACATGCCTTGATATTGAAGCGATATGTCTATATAGCCCTGGCGGTCGATAGTATCGAGCATCGACATGGCCCTTATGCGGTCACGGCCAAAGGTGAAAGTTGCATACTTTGTCTGCGATACGGGCATGTCCTTACATGCTAGCAGACCAATAAGCACGGCTACAATTGTTACGATTCTCATTCGATCACTCCAAACTTTTGTAGGTTGATAATAACGTCATCAAGGCTATGGGCGACGAATGCCACTCCACCAGCGTTGACAATGCTTTCTAAAAATGCTTCCTGATTATCGCTCACTTTTCCTTTGGGGCGCTTTACTTCGATTGCCACGAAGCGGCCATTTATAACGCCTAGAATATCAGCGGCACCCTTTGCATGATGTTTCCCATTAAGGAGCCGCATTTTCCCTGTCGCTGGATCAAATATGCCGGTTGTATTATTTTTCCAGAAGCGAGACTGGGGAATGACTTTGAGATAATCGAGGATGAGGCTTTCTATATCCTTCTCTTTTAATTGCCGGTGGACTGGTTTTACGGATTCATTCCTATCTCGAGCATGAGCTTTCTTTCTGTTACCCTTAAGTTTGAACATTTCGACTCTCCGATCATAAGCAGTATTTGCAGTTTTCTCTTACAGCCCAGTTTCAGAGAGTATAGCTCAGCATCGCCATTATCCGATCTAAGCCATACAGCAATAGCCCTCCCAGATGGCCTAATGAATGAGAGGGAAAATGCTGGACGATGTTTAACGCAATAGGCAAGTGCCTCTCGCTCGGTCGAAACGACTAAACTTTGCATAAAAAAACCTGCTGAGATTTCGCAAAATCTTAGCAGGCATGCAAAGGTTATTCAATGACTACCTAAAAGGGCACATCATCGAGACTCGCGTTTGGCTCATCGAAAGAGGGCATAGAGGGGCTATGGGGAGTTCTTTGATCCTTGGCTTTATCGAGAAATTTGACTTCGTTTACCAGGATTTCTGTGATGTATCGCTTCTGCCCATCTTTCTCATATTGGCGAGTTTGTAGTTCACCCTCCACATAGATCTTTCTACCCTTGGTCAACCATTTTGAAATGACCTCGGTATTCTTTCCCCACATGGTACAGTTATGCCATTCGGTTTTCTCGGCTTTGTCTCCATTGGGATTGGTCCAGCTTTTGGAGGTTGCTATGGAAAATCCGAGGACTGGTTTGCCGGTATTGGTGTATCGAAGCTCAGCATCTTTGCCGAGCGATCCTATCAGGAATACTTTATTGATCATTGAAGGCATCCTTTATTTCGGTTAATTCATTCACAGACATATTGTTGAGCCCTGCCCATGCGAAGTTGAGAGCATTGGAAATAGAATCTCTTTTCTGCTCGGTTGAGTTCGCATAAAGGACTCGAATAGTAGCCAGCAGTTTTGCTTTTACGGCATCATTTTTAATAGCTGCTACTTGGGATGGGGGCAAAACTGGTTCTGCCTTTGGCTGTCTTTGAATAACTGCTGTCTCGAAATCAGGATGCTTTGCTCCCTCGATCTGTTCAATATCGGGTTCCTCAACAGCGAGGTTAAGAGCTGATACAATCGCATAGCGGCGAGCATAGGTGATAGCAGCCCCGATATCTGTAGCTGAGGATGATTTAGCTGTCAGCGTGATTGGCTCAAAGAGCAGAGATGAGCCTGTAGGGGATAGGATTTTACATCGAACAGTAACAACCTTGTCATTGTTCGAGGTAATGAACATCAGAAGTAGATTATATTTTAAGAGATGAGCTTTTGTTGCCGCGATGCAATCATTGACATTCGCATACTTGAAATTTGTCTGACCGTATTTTACGGATCTATTCGCCTCGACAGAGTCGAACTCAGCAGAAGCTTTGATGAGGTTTTCGATGAGAGTTTTCTGATCAAGACAATCATTCGCCAGTAATTCCATTATTGTAACTCCACTTTAGGTTATCGCAAGATATAAGTTCGGCGACTTCTTGCGCATTAGCCGATCCGGCTTTGAGATCTGATTTTATCTTATTGATGTCCCATTTCCAAGAATATTTGATGTAGTCATGGTATTTGACAAAATCATCCTCGGCAGGGGCATCTCGCTTCATCTTTACTCGGATACTCTTGGATATTCTAACTGAGCTTTCGTTACCTTTTAGCTCATCCGATCCATCCTGCTGGAGATTCCATAGCAGGCGTTCCTCGCATCGCGCAGCCATCTGTTTATAGCGATTGGCTAGCGATTGGTGATCAGCAGCTTTCTTTCTGTTAAACTCTTCCTGCAAAGATAGCTGTTCGATGATGTACCGATAGCTATCAATTTTTTGTTTGACGTTCTCGATAGCTTGGAGGTGATCCAAGAGAATAACATCCTCTGCTTCATCGAGTTGTCTTAGCTTATAAAGAGCTTCATGTAGTGATTGGGTCATATTAACCTCCTATTCCAAATAATAGCGCCCATTCATCCACTTCATCATCGTCGAGTAATTCGTCTCTATTATCGTTTGGGTCGATCTCGAATCGTCCTTTGCCTCGACATATTGGGCATATCGAACCTCTACCTAGACCTTTTCCATCGCCCTCGCACATATCACATCTTTCGTATTGTTTTCGTTTAGCCATCATCATCCTTTTCATATTCTGGTTCATATTCTTCCAGGCGAACCCCTCGCCCTTTGCAGTAATAGCATCGAGAGTCAGGCGCATAGCCTTCGCCTGAGCCATCGCACATCTGGCACCAATTCTCAGTCATCATCGAGCACCGCCCTGGCTACTTGTGCCCAATCCACGAGATCAAGATCGGGCCAGAATGTTGGATCTATTTTAAAAATGAGGTCAACGAATGTTTCCGGTTGCCAT